TTTAAGGACTTATAAGGGTCCCCCACCGCAAATTGCGGCTAAAGCGCCTCCCGGCGCTCCTGCCTCGCCCGTCTCAGTACGGGCGGCACACAGTTTGTACTAACAGTCTGCGTCCACATGAACCCAGAAGGGGATGTCCAGCTTGCGCTGGACACACCTTCCGCGTTCACGGAGGGACACATTTTCACCAAGAAAGGATGGTGAATCCTCCCAAGGTAAGTCGTTCCAACCAGATCTGTAATCCACACTGTCCCAGTCGGACGCCGCTACTGGACTGTAAATGGCGTAAGCCATCACAGCCCGAGGAGCTGCATCAGCAGGGATCTTAGTGGACTTAGGTTGGAACCCCCAGGCAGAACAAGCATACCCACCACGTTGCACGCTGAAGCGTTTGGCGTGGCGCTCCGCACAGTATATCCAGCCGTCCCCGGAGGGAATGCTGAGTCGACTGTGCAGGCCAATACGACTAGGCCCCCACCTCCTGAGAGGATGAGGTACATGGTCGAGAGCCCAATAGCGAACACGCTCCAGGTTCTTACGAACTTGGAGAGTGCCCTCTTTATCGAGGGATAGTAGCGTGTTTTGAATACGCCAAATATCGTTAAGGGCTTTATTGGAATCAAAGATATGCTCCTGGAGGCGCCGGCTGAAGAACACCGGCCTTACGAACCTGCCCATGAAGTAGTCGTGGCCACAACTCTCGAAGAAGCTTCCCTCGTGGAAAGATTTCTCCAGGTTGATTGTGAAACCACACCACTCAAGAACCGCGCGGAGCGGTTCAAACGCCTCTTTCGGTGCGATGATATCGTCACCGTATACACTTAAGTTTACCCCTGTAGAAGCGGGTATCGAGTTGACTTCGCAAACAGCCGAAGTGAGTGCCCAGAAAATCAGGCTCTCAAGCTCGAAAGTGTACGCGTTCCCCATACTAGAGAACTTCTGGTATGGAAACCAACGGCCTTCCCAGGCGAAGTTGGGAGATCTACAGCTATCAAGCAGAGTGAACCACTCGATAGGCAGCAGATCTAGAACAAGAGCATACGAGATTGTGTCAGATGCGGCTTTAAGGTCGATCGTACACAAGCCAGATTCATAAGCGGAAGCCGCCAGAGTCTGGTTCTGGAATTGATTGTTAAGATCAACTCCAAATCGTTTTAGACGATTTCGTATGTGACTGCCTATGCCCTTTTGAAGCATTCCGTTTAGGGTTGCCTCAATGGCAATGGGTCTAGCAGTCTTTGCGTTCTTGGGTACAAACGTGAGTTCGTTCCCTTCTACTAGCTGCACATCGACAGTAATTGTGTCACTGTCGCCACCATCAGGTGGACCGTACATACCTAGTAGCCCCGGAAGCTCAGAGAAGAGCTCGGGGAGACGTTCACTCAGTGCGAATGTGCACTCAAAAGGCCTAGCAGCCTTATGAAATACGGAGGTCATCCTCCGTACCCCGTAAGTCGAACCCGGACCGAAAGCCAAGTCAAGCTTGGAGAGATCAGGAACTTCGCCGAGAACGTGAGCTATTTTTCCAGCAGCCACATGAAGGATGTGGCTAACGCCGGGTGTTAACCCGGTAGACTCACGTAGGCGAGAATTCGTCTCTTTACACTTGATCTCAGCCGCAAGGACGCCCAAGAGCGCCACGCGTTCAGTGTCTATACCAGTGTTCAGCTCCAAACTTTTGGAAAGGAGCTTTGTGCACTGGTAGTCGATGTAGAACGACTTTGCATCGATGTAATCTCGAGGCCTAATTGCGAGTTCCGCGAGTTGCCTGTGCTCCCCATATTTCAGGAGAAGTGCACAAGTTAAAGCACGCGGAGACCCAAGGGCCTCAAAGATTTGGGCTGACAAACGAAGAGCGTCTAGCTTCGTGCGAAGATTGACATTCGATTCCATGCGGAATTCTCCAGTTGAACCAGTGGATCTCACAAGCCCTAAGGCAAGCGAGACTGCTGCGGGCTGCGCTTAGTAGGGCAGCTCGTAGTTCTGGAACGCGTTCGTCACGAACGCGTTCGCCAACAGGCCGGTCATGTACGCCTGCAGGTCCTTTCGGTCCTGCAGAGCGCAACGCTCAGGCATGGTGACGGTCAACTCCGCCACAGGGCGGTAGGACACGGTCGGAGCCGGCGCGATGCCGGCGATCGTGTTGTTGGAGACCACCTCCATCTTCGGTGTTTCCACCTTGATGGAGAGGCGAATGTTCCCGGATGCCACCTTGTTCTTGGTGGGATCCGGGCGCGTCAGCTTGAACGTCAGCTTGTTGTAGCCGATGTACACGCCTGCGACGCGATCCTCGAGGAGAGCGTAGTCGCTCATGGTCTTCGCAGGTGCGAAGGTGTGTGCCACGGGTGTGGCAAGGCCGTCGTTGATGACGATGTTGGCAATTGCAGCCATTTGAGGAAAATCCTTGAAAGGAGGACACAGAGTTAGGAGCACACGTAAGGCTGTCCAAGCCGAACGAAATTAAGTGCAACGTAGCAAGCTACATTCTTTGCTTCAAAAGAGCGAGGGACGTAAGGAGTTTTACCCCACCCTGCCAATTCGCAACATTAGGAAGTTTAAACCTAATGCTCGGAAGAGCAGGAATCCCTTTCACACGATAATACGTCGTCGTGCGGACGGTAGCATTAACTTCGGTTTGCCCGTTAAAGGGCGCATCGAACGGTTTGTTAATGCATTCGCCTTGGAACACAAACTTAAGCGACCGGCCAGCGTCCAGGATATCCTTGCCGATGAAGGCAGTGAGCTCACTGAGCGCGGAACCAACGTTCGAAAACCAATCGAACATAAACGAGAGAGGGAGAACCTCCCAAGCTATAGACAGCGGGTTGAGAAACCCGAGTCTGTTGGCCAAGTCGATGCTTGTGTTATTAACGGTATAAATGCACCAGCATTTGTACTGGCACGTGATCGTACCGCGGAGATTGTCCTTCTGATATCGAGGGTCCGAGTTCTTCGGATCCACGTACATCTCGAGGACCTCGTTGGCATTCACACGAAGGTAGGGCCGTTTTACCTTCTCGACATTTATGTTGGCAAGAGCCTTCATACTGTCGTCGATGTCCTTAAGCAAGGGCATCCATCCGTATTTCACGGATAACCAGGAGTTATGAACATCAAGTTCGATTCCAGGAAGAGGGTTTTTGACCTTCTCCTTGAGCTGGCGGCGGGAAACCCGCGTCCAGTCGACGTTGCTCATAACCTTCTTGGTAATGAAGTCTGAAGATCCGCCGTTCTCGAAAACAGTGAATGGGGCATTTTGTGCCTTCCATTTACAATTCGAGGGTTTGACGGTCGCACCGATCAAGTGCGAGACTTCCACGAGATCCCCCTTCTTCAGGGCCTTGACGGCCTTGAAGATCGTAGTAGCAGTTTTCAGTATCATCTTACCGGTTTTATCCAGTTCGGATACTGTTATGGCGGCGTTGGTGTCTTGGCCGAGCATTTTAGCTCTCAGCTTTGACATCGCAACCTCACCAATACTGTCGAAAGGGGTCCCGGAACCGGGAGCAGCCATGTTGATATCTGGCGGTGCAAAACCGCCACCCATAGCGATCGTCATAGACGACCAACCATAGGGTGGACCAGGATCGTGGATGGTTTGGGTGACAGGGGAGCAATTCCACTGCACCTTTACATCGGAACAATCCGTGGTTGGGAGATATCCATTGGTCTTCCGGAAGGCTTGGTGGTGGGGAGTACGCGAGCCAGCAAATTGCCGCTGGTCTCGTGACGCAGTGCGCGCCACTCCGTAAGAGACACCCTCAGGGGTCATAGTCGTGTCATACACGATCTGGTCCCTGATGTAACTCTGAGGCACGGTGTACTCCTTTCACCTTCGAGGGAAATAGGGGGGAACTACCCCCCTATAAGCCAACCTAGATCCGTGGAACACGGAAAATCTAGGGGACATGATGCGGTGATCAGCCGCAACGTCACGTTTACCACCGCTAGTTAAACGGTGTAGATTGCTAAGCACCTTTATGTGCTGTGCCGGGAATTACCCGGGACCCTGAGAATCACTCAGGTAACAATAGGACCAAAGGTCCACGAGGGCCCCCCGCTTGCGGGG